GATATGAGCTAAATAAAATTCAAGAGATAGAAGATAAAATATATCCAACAAATGCTCCAGAAGGAGAAAAGTCACCATATTTAGTTTATATAACTAGCAAAAAACCTTTAAAAGATTTAAATGGAATAAAAGAAAATAGAGATTGTTATGTTATGCTTAATGTTCTATGTAGTTCTTATGCAGAAATGAAAAATATACTTAAAAAGGTTGAAAATATGGTTATAAGTTTAGCTTTAAGAAATATAGGAAAAGACAATTTATATATAAAAGATATAACTATTACTGATATTTCAGAAACGTATGAAGAAAAACTTAAATTACAAAGAGGAATTATTGGATTTACTGTTTATTATAAGGAGGGATAAGAATGGCAATAAGAAGTTTAGGTACTATTTTAAAAATAGGAAAAGATGCTGGAGCTGCAAAAGTTGGTGGGCTAACAGAAATTAATGGAATTGAGTTAAGTGCTGATACTTTAGATACAACAACACTAGATAGTGATGGAGGATATAGACAATTTACAGGTGGATTTAAAGATGCAGGAGAAGTTACTGTAAGTGGATATTTTGAGGTAAATGCAACAAATGGTCAGAAAAAAATGTATGATGCATTTGAAAAAGGTGGAGAGGAGGACTTTGCAATAGAATTCCCATCAGAATTAAAAGCTAAGTGGATTTTCAAAGGCGTTGTAACTGGATTTTCAACAGGAGCAGCTTTAGAAGATTTAATAAGTTTTTCTGCTACAGTTAAAGTGTCAGGAAAACCTACTTTAACAATAACACAATAGGAGGAATATTATGTATACACCAATAGAACTAGATAAAGTGAGAAATTTTAGATATGGTATGAAAGCCATGTCGTATATAGAGGAAAAATTAAAAACACCTATAGCCAAAATTAATTTAGATGGTTTAACAATGAAGGACACAGCTATTGTTATATGTGCTGGTCTTATGCATGAAGATAATAAGTTAACACCATCTAAGGTTATGGATATTATAGATGAAAAAGGCAATTTAATAGAAGTAATCAATACAATGGCTAAAGCATTTAATAAGGCATTGGTAATGATCAAGAAATAGAAGAAAAAAACGAGTAGAGGGTAACTATGAAGAATTTTCTATAATAGAAAGTTTGAAAATAGCTACCCTTTGTTCTTTATCTCCTTTGGAATTTTGGGAGTTAACTCCATATGAATTTAGTTTGGTTGTTAATGCTTACGCTAAAAGAAGAGAAGAAGAAGCAGAAGAAAAGATAATCTTAGCATATATGAATTCAGCTTGGACAATTCAATTTTTAAGTAAGAATAAACCTAAATTAGATAGTGTTTTAAAGAAAAAAATAAAAAAAGAAATGACAGATAAAGAAATGTTAAATCAAGTAAAACTCTTAAATAACATTTTAGGAGGTGAGGTAAATGGCAGTTAAAAATTTGCTTATAAGAGGTGGAGCAGATTTTAGTAATATGCAAAAAGGCCTTAATAAAGCACAAAAGAGCCTCAATAATTTTCAAAGCAATGTAAAAAGTATAATGGGGAAAGTTGCAACAGCTTTTGCAGCAATAAAATTAGGAGAATTAATAAAAGATAGCGTAAAAGATGCGATGAGTGTTGAAACATCTATAGAAAATATAAATAGGACTATGCAAGGCAGTGCTAAAGCTTTTGGTGAATGGGTTAAAAGTCAATCTCAAGCATATGGGATGAGTATTAAAGAAGGTTATAAGTATGGTTCTACATATAGTAATCTTATATCAAGTTTTCAAAGTGATAGTCAAAAAATAGCTGATAGCACTCAAGAATTAATGAAGGCTACAGCTATAATATCAAGTAAAACAGGAAGAACTTTTGAAGATACAGCAGAAAGAATAAGGTCAGGTATGCTGGGATCTACAGAGGCTATCGAAGACTTAGGAGTATACACACAAGTATCTATGTTAGAAAGCACAGAAGCTTTTAGACAATTCGCAGACGGAAAGACTTGGCAACAATTAAACTTTCAGACACAACAACAAATAAGACTTGCAGCTATATTAGAGCAAACTTATGCAAGATATGGAACTACGTTATCAGATACAACTCAAAGTAGGCATAATCAGTTTATTGCTAGCTTAAAAAATGTTCAATTAATTTTAGGACAAGCATTTTTACCTATATACAATGCTATATTACCTCCATTAACAATGTTTATAAATATGTTATCTAAAGCTATATCTGTAGTAGCACAATTTACAACAGCTTTATTTGGTAAACCTAAAGCAGCTACAGAACAAACTCAAATAATTAGTAATCAAGCCTCAGCTGTAGGAGGCCTAGGGGATTCATTAGATAATACAGCAGATAAGGCAGATAAAACAAAAAAAGCTATGAAGTCACTAGCTGGAATAGATGAAATAAATCTATTGAATCAAGGAAATGATTCAGGAGGTTTAGGTTCAAGTGCTGGAGCTGGAGGAGTATCTAATCCATTAGAA